CCTTTAGAAATAACTTACAAGCCTACTGGACAAAAGATATATTTCAGAGGGTTAGATGACCCATTTAAAACAACCTCTATAACCGTTGAATATGGGCATTTATGTTGGCTTTGGATTGAAGAAGCCTACGAGATAATGAATGAAGACCATTTTAATACTATTGACGAAAGTATCAGAGGTAAGCTCCCAGAGCATTTATTTAAACAAATAACATTAACACTTAACCCATGGAATGAAAAGCATTGGATAAAGAAACGTTTCTTTGATAATCAAAACGATGATGTGCTAGCAAAGACTACTAATTACCTTTGCAACGAATGGCTTGATGAGGCTGATTTAAGGCTTTTTGAAACCATGAGGGTAAATAATCCAAAACGTTATAAAGTCGCAGGATTAGGCGACTGGGGTATTGTAGACGGGCTTGTTTATAACAACTGGTGTGAAGAATACTTTAATATAGAAAAGATAAAGTCCATACCTGGTATACAATCAGTATTTGGACTAGACTTTGGTTATATAAACGACCCAACTGCATTGTTCTGTGGTTTTATTGATACAAAAAATTATAAAGTGTATGTATTTGATGAATTATACGAAAAAGGCTTATCTAATGAAAAGATAGCAGAAAAAATAATAAATATGGGATATTCTAAAGAAAAGATTAGGGCGGACAGTGCTGAAAGAAAAAGCATTGACCGCCTTTATGATTTGGGGTTAAAAGGAATACGCCCATCAATTAAAGGTGCTATAAGTGTTGGTATTGACTTCTTACAAGATTACGAGATAATAATACACCCAACATGTGTTAATTTTATAACAGAAATTGGCACTTATATGTGGGATGAAGACAAATTTGGAAACAAAATAAACAAACCAGTTGACGATTTCAATCACCTTATGGACGCTATGCGTTATGCGATTGAAGATGTGGCAAAGGGTGCTGTTTATAGTTTTAATTAAAAGGTGAAATATGATAGGATTTGAAGACATAGCAAATAGACAAAATGGATTAGTAGATTTTGCATTAAAAAGCAATGGCATGTCAGAGAAACAATTCTTGGAGGCTGAACTTAAGAAGTGGAAAGCCTCAAAAGAACGTAAAAGTATGTTGGACGGTTACAACTACTACACAAATAAACATGATATACTTAACAAAAAAAGACAGGCAATTGGTCAAGATGGTAAATTGATAGACCTTAATAATTTACCTAATGCACAAATTATTGATAATCAATATGCTAAAATTGTTGATCAGAAAGTAAATTATATTCTTGGCAATCCTATAAAGATTGATACAGAAGATGAAACTTATAAAGAGTTGCTTGGTAAATACTTTAATAAGAACTTTTCAATGACCTTAAACAACTTGGCTGAAGATGCTTTGAATTATGGGCTTGGTTGGTTGCATGTATTTATTGATAAGGACGGTCATATTGGTTTCAAGAGAGTGCCAGCATATGAAATAATGGCATATTGGAGTGACTACGACCACACTGTATTAGACATGGCTGTTAGGATTTATAAACAACATGGATATGAGGGAAGTTCTGAAGTGTCTGTTGAAAAAGTTGAAGTCTATAAGAAAACAGGCATTGAATACTACATATTAAAAGATGGTTCTCTTATTATAGATGTAGAACGAGAACCTACATCTTACATTGTTATGACAAACGAGCATGGGGAGCATTTAGAGTTTAATTTTCAAAAGATACCTCTTATTGCTTTTAAATACAATAATCACGAGTTGCCTCTAATTGTTAGAGTTAAGTGCTTGCAAGATGCAATAAATGAAATTTTATCTAACTTTCAAAATAACATGCAAGAAGATGCTAGAAACACTATACTTGTTATAGAAAACTTTGATGGCACTGACCTTGGTGAGTTTAGACAGAATCTAACTACATATGGGGCTGTAAAGGTTAGAACTTCAGAGGGTGGCGGGGGTGTTAGCACTCTGCACATTGATGTGAACAGTGAAAACTACAAGACTATATTAGATCTATTAAAGAAAGCACTTATTGAGAATGCTAGAGGTTATGATGCAAAAGATGATAGGTTGAGTGGTAATGCCAATCAACTTAATATTAAATCTATGTATTCTGATATAGATTTAGATGCCAACGGTATGATAACAGAGTTTCAATTTTCTTTTGAGCAACTGCTATGGTTTATCAATTCTCACGAGCATAATGTAAGTGTAGTAAATAATACTAACATAAGCACTTCTACTGTGGAATTTGTATTTAATAAGAATATGTTGATAAATGAAAGTGAGTTGATAGCTAATTGTGCCCAGTCAGTTGGGTTGGTAAGTATTGAGACTATTTTACAGCATCACCCATATGTAACAGATGTTAGCAAAGAAATGGAGCGTATCAGTCAAGAGAATACTGGCGAGGTGGTTAATAATGATAAGCCTAATTAGAGGTTCAACTGCTGAATTATCCTTTGAAATAGAGGGACTAGACATATCTCAAGTAAGTAAAGTAGAGTTTTTCTTTAAAGGTATTGAGGGTGAGGTAAATAAAGAATATCCACAAGATATTACTTATGTATCACCTAATTTCATTATTGATTTAAGTTCTAAAGATACCTTTAAACTTAATGGACTAGTGGATATACAGGCAAAAGTTACTTATAACACTGGCGAGGTCCTACAGACTGATATAGTTAGCTTTGATATGAAAGCCAGTATTTGCGAGGTTGATTTATGAAACTAACATTAAATGGCTTGACAAGCAGTTTGGTTGGTCAAGTTGGCGAGATTGTAGATTATTTGAAGTTGGCAAACAAGCCCTCTATAAATAATATTGAGCTTACAGGCAATAAAACAACTTCTGATTTAGGGTTAATAGATAATACTGTAAATGACTTGTTGAATTATTATTTAAAGAGTGAAACCTATTCAAAGACAGAAGTTAATACAATAGTTTCTAATATTAATCAATTTAGAGTTATAAGACTTGATGTTAAGCCAGAGACTGGCGAAGAAAAGATAATTTATTTAATTCCAAAGGCTGGTGGAGTATCACCAGACATTCACGATGAATGGTTGTGGATTAATAACAGTTGGGAACTTATAGGCAACACTCAAATAGATTTGTCAGAGTATGTCAAAACTGCTGATGTAAATACTTATCTTGCTTTAAAACAAAACGTAACTGATAATTCTTTTACAACAACTTCAAAGACAGTAGTTGGTGCAATCAATGAATTAAACACTGGTAAACTAAATAAAGATGAACTAGTTTATTCCTACACTTTTGATAGAAATACCAATATAGTTGTTGACAGTATAGATTATGTTAATTATACATTCACAAGTGCAACTCCGCATGGCTTATCGGCAAATAGTGTGGTATTTCCATTCATGAATAATATACTAGATGCAACAAGTGTATATAAATTTATGCCTGCTGAATTAACTCCAGCGACACCTGCTACAGTAACAACCCTTTTATATTATGCAATCGTAGTAGACACCTATACATTTAAATTGTCATTCACTAGCGGTGGTAGTGCAATAGCATTTACCACAAGCGTTGGTGTGGATATATCAAAATTTCATTTTGAAAAAATGAACCAGACAAGTTTTAATATAACTCACGACTTGGCATTGGATAACTTCTATCTTAAAATTAGAGGTAAGATTGGCAGTATTAGATATTTTAGACCTCTTGAATGCTTAGGTGAACATTCTGTAAATTCACGCTATGGTGATATAGGTATTTCTCGTGGTAATTCATATTTCGAAGGTATTGTAAAATGTGATATGAGATATTCTACAAAACTTGTTCAGTATGATTATTTTTCTAGAAATAGTGATAACTCTTCTACGATTATTGAAGGGGCTTATGTTAATGTTAAAAGATTATTTGTAAATGATAATGTTGTTTCAAATGCGTGGTATGTAAATAACAATGTGACAGTAGCAAACGGAACTACTTTTGAATTTTGGAAGGTGAAAAATGATTGAAGAAGTTGAAACATTGAATGAACCTATTGATATTTCATATGATGAACTAGTTGTTCAATTCATACGAGAACAATATTCTCTTGATGAAGAGCTGGCTCTTAGTAGGCAAAGAGACATAAAGACAGTAGAGTTTCAAGAATATTTTGATTATTGCGAAGAGTGCAAAATAAGAGCAAAAGAAATTATAGGAGGTGTAGAATGAGCCAATTAAGTGTAGCTTTAAACTGGTTGCAAAAATTAGTGTTAGAACAATTAATTGCAGGTTTTGTTTTTGATAACCCAA